GTAGATACTAATTATAAAAATTCAAAAATTAAAGTTCAACATGTAGTGATTAGAGATACTATTGAATACCCTTATGTAATGTTACAATCTTTAGATTTAAGAAATAATAGTTTAAAGAAAAAAAACATAAGTATTTGTATTCATAAATTAGTAGCTAGAGCTTTTTTAAGTCCAGGTCATTTAGATCCTTATGACTATGATATAACAGTTGTAAACCATAAGGATAAGAAACCATGGAACTATAGATTAAATAATTTAGAATTTGTAACAAGATCTGAAAATTCTAAAAGACCAAGAATAAGAACTAAAGAACAAATATTTAAAGTAGGACTAATGAAAGGGTTATTTTAATGCAGTATGATAGAGACGTGGGAGTTAATTGGCATTTAAGATTTAGATTAGAAATAAATCAATTAAAAGATAAATTAGAAAAGACACAATTTAAATTAAAAAGAACAGAAAGGAGGTTAAAGAAATATGAAAACAATAATATTAGGACCACCGGGAACGGGAAAGACAACAACATTGTTGAACTTAGTGGACGAGTTCATCCAACAGGGGATAAGACCTAAACAAATAGGTTATTTTTCTTTTACTAAAAGAGCAGCAACCGAAGCCGCAACTAGAGCTGCAGAGAAATTTGGTTTAGACATAGATAATGATCTAACTAATTTTAGAACTTTACATTCTTACGCTTTTAATCAGCTAGGGATGACAAAAGAAAAGATGATGAAGACAGAAGACTATAGAGAATTTGGCAATAAATGTGGCATACCTATTAAGACAGCTAGGTTTTCTAGTGATGATGGTACTTTTAATTCAGATAACGAATACCTTACTATTATAAATACTGCAGCAGTTAAACGTATGGACTTATTAGAGTACTATGATTCTAGAAAAAATATATTAGACATAGAAAGAAATACATTATTTTTATTATCAGAAGAATTATTAAGATTTAAAAAAGAAAAAAGATTAAAAGATTTTAATGATCTTCTAGAAGATTTTATAGCTAAAGATATTAATCCTTCTTTTGAAGTTTTATTTATTGATGAAGCACAAGACTTATCTTTAATACAATGGGACATGGTTAGAAAACTTTGGACTAATTCCAAGAAAACATATATCGCAGGAGATGATGACCAAGCTATATTTAAATGGGCTGGGGCAGATGTAGATCACTTCATAGCATTAAAAGAAGAAGTCAATGATATTAAAGTATTAGATCAATCTTATCGTATACCTGGTGGACCTATACATGAACTATCACAAAACATAATAAACAAAGTACAGAATAGATTTCAAAAAGAATACAAACCTAGAGATGAAATAGGATTATTAAAAAGATATTCTGATATAACACAGGTAGATATGAGTGAGGGAAATTGGTTAGTACTATCCTCTGCAAACTATTTTTTAGATGATGTTAAAAATTTATGTGAACTACAAGGGTGGTATTATCAATATCGTGGACAAAATTCTATACCCTTAAAATTATTATTGGCTTTAAATAATTGGGAATCATGGCGTAAAAATGAATCGTTAAATCATTTAGAAATTAAAAATATTTATGAGTATCTTGGATCAAATGTATTAGTAGGCTTTCAAAAAGGAAAGACACTACATTCTGATTCTAAATATACATTAAAAGAATGTATAGATAGTCATGGGCTAATTACCGATAAAGTTTGGTATGATTCATTCGAGGGTCTCGATACGATGACCGAGAATTACATTCGTAACATGAGGGCGAATGGAGAAATGATAAATAAAAATCCTCGTATTAAAATGTCAACTATACATGGAGCGAAAGGAGGAGAAGCCGACAAAGTATTACTTATGCAAGACCTAACTAATGCAGCTTTAGAAACTTTTAGTTATGATCCAGATGAATTACATAGATTATTTTATACTGGTGCTACGAGAGCGAAGCGTGAATTGCATGTGTTAGATCCTAAAAACTTTGATAGGGCTTATATATTATGAAAACATATAAAAAATTAACAAAAAAAGGAATCATTAATAATAATGTTAAACTTGGTGAATTACAATCATTGTTTAAACAAGTAGGAGGATCTCATTATAAAAAAATGGTGATACAACCTGCTGAGTTCATCAATAAAAATAAGTTGCTTTTTGCAGAGGGCAACGCTATAAAATATATCTGTAGACACAATCACAAAGGAGGAGGAGAAGACGTGAAGAAAGCTATACACTATTTAGAAATGATATTAGAAAGGGATTACTCATGAGAAATACACAGATGCCATTGTTTGCACCTGAAACTGAATGGGTTGCACCACATGAACTAAAAGATTTATCAGGCTATAAAGAAGTTGCTATTGATTTAGAAACTTGTGATCCACATTTAATGACCCTTGGGTCAGGTAATGTTACAGGAAAAGGACACATTGCAGGCGTTGCCGTAGCCGTAGAGGGTTGGTCTGGCTATTATCCTATTGGACACGAAGGTGGTGGTAATATGGATAAAAAACTAGTGTTACAATGGGTTCAAGACTTAGTTAACCAAGAGAAAACTACATTTATATTTCACAACGCTATGTATGATGTTTGTTGGTTAAGATCTGCAGGTATAAAAATTAGAGGTAAGATTGTTGATACTATGATTGCAGCATCTTTAATTGATGAGAATAGAATGTCTTATGCATTAAATACTTTAGCTAAATTTTATGTAGGTATTGGTAAAGATGAGAAGGTACTACAAGAAGCAGCTAAAAGTTATTCGGTAAATGCTAAAGCAGAAATGTATAAACTACCTGCAATGTATGTAGGAGAATATGCCGAGAGAGATGCTGAAGCTACCTTAAAGTTATGGCAAAGATTAATTGTAGAATTGCATAACCAAGAACTTATGGATGTATTTAACTTGGAAACTAAATTGTTTCCTTGTTTAGTTGATATGAGATTTAAAGGTGTAAGAGTTGATCTTGAACATGCAGCTGGATTGAAGAAAAAACTAATAGTGAGAGAGAATAAAATCCTTAGTAAAATCAAAGAGTTAACAGGTATTGATGTAGAAATACATGCAGCTCGAAGTATCGCTAAAGCATTTGATAAGTTAAAATTACCATATGATAGGACTGAAAAAAGTAATGAGCCTAGCTTTACTAAAAACTTTTTACAAAACCATCCACATGAATTGGCTAGATCTATTGCAGATGCAAGAGAGATTAACAAAGCCCATACAACTTTTATAGATTCTATTACTAAACATGCACATAAAGGTAGAATTCATGCAGACATAAATCAAATACGATCAGACCAAGGTGGTACTGTTACCGGTAGATTCTCTATGAGTAATCCAAACTTACAGCAAATACCAGCGAGGCACCCGGAGATCGGACCGATGATTAGATCTATATTTATTCCAGAAGAAAAAACTGTTTGGGGATCGTTTGACTACTCACAACAAGAACCTAGAATTTTAGTGCATTATGCTAAGTTACAAAACTTAGATGGTGTTGATGAAATTGTAGACGCATACAATAAAGGAGATGCAGATTTCCACCAAGTAGTAGCAGACATGGCAGGGATAGAACGTAAACAAGCGAAGACTATTAATTTAGGTCTTATGTATGGAATGGGTAAAAATAAATTAATGGCAGAACTAGGTTTAATGAAAGAATCTGCAGAAAAATTGATTAGGCAGTACCATACAAAAGCCCCATTTGTTAAACAGCTCATGGATAATGTATCTAGAAAAGCCAATGATAGAGGTAAAATTAGAACTTTAGGAGGTAGAGCATGTCATTTTGACCTATGGCAACCTACACAGTTTGGTATATTTAAACCTTTACCACTAGAGATGGCTAGAAAAGAGTATGATGAACCTTTAAAACGTGCATTTACTTACAAAGCATTAAACAAATTAATACAAGGATCGGCAGCAGATATGACAAAGAAAAGTATGGTAGCATTGTATGAAAATGGTATAATACCACACATACAAATTCATGATGAGGTAGATATCTCTGTTGAATCTGATGCTAAAGCTGAACAAATAATTGAAATAATGGAATCAGCTGTTGAGTTAAAAGTACCCAACAAAGTTGATTATGAACAAGGCAGTAATTGGGGGGAGATTAAATAATGGCTTATTTAAACGCAAACATTCCTACTACTTACGCACAAATTAGAAGGGAGTATTTATATGATTGTAAAAAACATCACGGAGAAGTTGAAGGCTGTATTATATTCGGTATCACATCTATGGGGGGACGTGCAATATTATTTCACGCTCTTATGGAGAACGGTGCAATATTTTATCGCTTACCAATTGCGGCTTTTATTCAATGTGGTTATGAACCGGAAGCTGTTCCACATAGACGACTTGATGAACTTGAGCTTTGGAATTCTTTTAGTTATTATCCTACTGTTACTACTTGGTCTATCTTAAGCGCGGCATCGGGTAAATACATAGGTAAAGATAAGAAATGGCATACAGGTAAATATTTATTTACAGTTGACTGGGCACACCCAGATGCTAATATGCTAGATACTGATCACTCAGAGATCCCACACGAACATAAGTGTGCACACATTATCGCCTTAGATGATGGAAATTATGCGGCTCAACCCAACAACAGATGTATTTGGGATCTGCCTTCATTCACTGTAAAAGATAATATACCTGATTGGAAAGTTCAAACAAATGAATGGAACGTAGAAGATTCTGGTAAATGGAAAACACAAGACACCGACAATTTCTTTTATGAAATAGAGGAAAAAAAATGAGGAATTTAAATTATGAACATTGCAGAGCTATTAAAAAAGAATTTTGTAATGGTGCCTGTAATAATATCAATTTTAGTTGGAACGTTTACAGGTGTTAGATATATAGTATCTCTAACAGAAACTATTGATAAAAATAAAACTGCAATTTTAATAATCAACGACACTCATCTTTTTAATTTCAAAACATACATAGCTAGAATACAAGAAAACCAACATCATCTATTATTAAATATAGAAAC